CTTGGACAACTGTATAATTTCCGCAATCGCAAATGCACTTATACATAGCAACCCTTTGCCCTGACGGTTTTGTGTGTGGTTCTTCTTCTGATACAACCACTAATCTTCCAAATCGTCTCCCAATCATATCTATTTTGTCGCTCATTCTTTGCCTTTCATCCATTTTAAGCGGTTAAAAACTTCGTCAATTGTGTAACCATTACAATCGAGAAAGCCAGTAATTTTCTCGTCCATTTCGCCATCTGCCTTCTGCTCTTCGTAGGCTTTCAGTTTCTCAATGGCACTGGATGCTGAATATTTTGTAAAAATGTTTTCACCAGGATCAAGGTCAAACGTATCACTGTTTACAAGACTCCTATCGGGCCATGTAACGATCTTCCTTGCCGCTTCCCACGCATCGTCAATCCCTCGCTGATATGCCATATCCTGCAACTCTCCGTAGTGTTCATTGATGTAGTCAGAGTTGAATTGCTCGAGGTCATCGACCGCAAGCGTATCGACAAAAAGATTGCTGTCCTTTGCTCCAAGAATCATCAAGCCCTTGAAGCTGTCCTCATATTCGGGTTTTATCTCTATAACGTACCTGTTCATTTCTCCACCTTCCATTCCTCGCAAGTCTGTTCGAAATTCTCCACGTATCCGATGTAGTGACCGTCAATCTCACAGTTACACCGGACGCGCAAATCATCTGTCCGTGTGCGGATGTTGTGCTTGCATGAGCAGCAGCATTTGTGTTTGGTTCGGTTTGTTACGTATTTGATGGTCATTCCTCGCTCCCTTCTGTTTTATAAAACGGGCAGTTATATCTCACCAACTCGCCTACTTTCGGTACGTATTTGCAAGTCTTGCGAGTTTTGCAATCGTTGCAACAGCCAGACTCTACGATGTTTCGATATGCCCTTAAGCAATCGAGAAAATATGCCGTTTCCGAAATTAACCTATCAAGCCTGTTCATTCCTCGCTCCCTTCTGTTTTTATTCCATGCTTTCATTTCGCCTTCTTATATGCCGTCACTCCCCTCGCATGACGGTGTGCCGTTTCGCCCAATCACGGCTCCCTCGTAAGCGTTGACTAGTCACTTACGCCATCCGGATTTTTTACCATTCGCACGGAATCTCAAACAGGATTTTGTTCAAGCGGATGGCCACATCGCCGATAGCATCGAGCGTGTATTCCTCCTTGTTCTCGGCTTTAGCAATGCCGCCGATGCCTTTACCATTTGTCCATCTGCGCACAACAGACGCTTCTGACAACGTAATGTCTTCTGACGTTCTCCTGACTTCTTTTCCAATAACGATCCATCCATATTCACAAACAAAACACGTATTCATTTTTTCTCCTTTCAAATAAACATCAATACTCTTTGTATATTGCCGTAGCCGTAGCCGTTGCCGTTGCCGTAGCCGTTGCCGTTGCCGTAGCCGTTGCCGTAGCCGTAGCCGTTGCCGTTGCCGTAGCCGTAGCCGTTGCCGTTGCCGTTGCCGTTGCCGTAGCCGTAGCCGTTGCCGTTGCCGTAGCCGTAGCCGTTGCCGTTGCCGTAAGCGGTTCGACTTATTTCGATGTCCGTCAGCTCTCTCACTATCAGCAAATCAGACGCCGCGCTTTTGCGTCCTTCCGTCTTTATTGTCCCCGATGCTTCGACTTCAAAAAATCTGTTGCCATCTCTCTCATAAAAGTCAAACACATCCGTTAGTCTCTCGCAAAAATGCAAACCATTCGAGCAAACACCTATTTTGCCGGTTGCGTGATAGCTTTTGCCGACCTCATACGGCATCCCCCGACAGATCATGTCGGCATTCATTCCTTTATAACCTTTCATTCCTCGCTCCCTTCTGCTTCGACCATCCGCATCTGTGACGGGTAAATATTGAATGTACAGTCACGGCAGTTTTTGATCGTCACCTGTGCAGGGAAGCCGTCATAGGCATCTGCAAGTTGGATGCATATTTTTCCATCAATCGCCGCCTGTCTGTCAATCGAGTCACTCATATTGATCCTCCACCAAATCTTCATACCGTTCGCACCATTCATGAGCGGGGCAGGATTCGCACTTTTCTTTGTATACATCCACCTCTGACGAACAGTGAAATCCGCCGTATTTAACCAAGGCAATTCGGTCATCACTGTCGAACCAATCCATTTCTGATTTTCCATGGTAGAACTGATCAAGTTCTGGTGCCCTCACCGCTCGAATGTCGGTAAAATCCAAGTCCTCGCAAGCATCTGTAGACTGTGCAAGTACCTTCGCCTGCCCCCTCGTCTCTGCAAAAACAACCGCTGCCGTGGCTGCCTCAATCGGATCGTCTACTATCCACGCCTTCAATACTGCACCACCTCCAAATTCATGCCGGAAAGCTCGTTAAACGTCTTTACTGCGCTTTCATAGCGTTCTTTCCAGTGGTTGTAATCTTCCGTCCCTTTCTTATAAACTTTCATCCTTCTATGGCACGATTCCATCTCTTTGCGCCAATACCAAGGCTGTCTTTCTTTAGGCGTCATTTTCACCTCCAGGAATACTTTTTATGCTTCCGATCACCTGCCGCAGGTGCCACTCTTCTTGATCCGTTATACAGTGTCCCTCCCATGTCATAAGCTCGTCTATTACGTCCTGCCGGCGAATCATGTACTTCTGCGCTTCAATCGCCCGCGCTGCGGCCTCGTACATTTTCCGCGCCCCTGGCATCGTTACTGTTTCGGCCTTCTTCTTAAGCCACTCTATAATTTCACTATTACTCATGTGTTCTCATTCTCCAAAATTGTGACCGGCTCTCTTAATATCCGATCAATTCTCTCGTACTCTTCCTCTTGGCGCCTTTCCACTCTCTCCTTGTTCTCTTCGATCCACTTTTTTGTCAGGATCCACCCGTGTGTGCAATGCGGGAATCCTTCATCGTCGCATCCGCCTTCATAAACATGATCAACATATCCGAACTTGTCTTTTAGATATTTAAGCGTGATCAATGTCAGCTTATACGGCAGTCTAGCGCGGACGCCGATTGCTCTCGCTCCGGTTGGGTTCCACAAGCCATAACCGCAGAACACATAGTCGTCGAGCAATACTTCCAAAACATCATCAGATGCGTCGATCTCGTTCCCTCGCGCGTTTTCCGAGTAAATGTAAACCTGCTCATACCACGACAGAATGTTATAGCCGGATTTATTCAGCCAATAATACTGATCGCCCTTTCCGCTGTCTGCGTATCCTTTTTTCTTTATCCCTGCCCATATCTCGCAATCCGTTCCGCCAGGATCGAAGTAATTTCTATACGGCTTGAAATAGGCGAATCCTTTTCTGTGGTATACCTTCTTGCGGTCGAAGCCCACGCAATGCTCCATTTTTTTGAGCTCTTTCTCTGACAGCCTTTTGAGTGCTTCCTGTACAAGATCAGGCAATTCTACTTCACTCGCATTCATCACTTTCGGCATCCTGCGCCTCCTCGCTATCCTTGACAACCTTTCCCACACATTCGAGAGCATAGCGCAGTCCTTTGACTTCACCGCGCAGTTCGTTCCGTTCTCTGATTGTCGTGGCGAGCAACGACCGCAGTCTTCTGTTTTCCAGTTCTGCCGCTTCGAGGTTCATCTTCATGTTTGTATACACTGCTTCCCAGTCATCCTTCATTACTTTCGCCATATTCCGCCTCCATAATCATCTTGATAATCCTGCACATCTCATCGTGCGTGATCCTGTTCATCGCATATGCCTTTCTCGCTTGCGTTTTGATGGCGTGAGCCTCTTTTTCCCACGCCAGTGCAGAAATAGTCGTCTCCGCGTCAACGAGCCTTAAAACGCGTTTTTCGAGGTCGCTGTATACACTCATGGTCTATCATCCTTTCCGCCTGCAGTTAGAAGCGCGACCAGCGCCACGCCCGTCCAAGTGCCTGCTACGAATGCAAGTATGTGTGTCAGTATTAACATTTTCCCTCCCTTCAATATCCGTACTTCTTGAATACGTCCATCATTTCACGTTTCTCGATTTCTTCGACCGGAAGCACCTGCGCGACCTGGTCACGCGTGTATCCCGTCCGCTCATAGATTTCGTCGAGGGTGGCGGAACCCTCGTCATAGACGTATAGGATTTTCGCCACCTCGTATTTTTTCAGTTTCCTTCGCCGAGCCATACCCAACTCCTCTTTGCTTTGCGGCGCCTCGCCGTTGCAGTGCTGTGCTATGCCGATGCATAGCGTCTCCATGCTGCGCTCTGCCGTAGCTATTCTAAGCAGTGCTATGCCAAGACCCTGCATCTCTATTCAATGCCGTTGCTCATCTTTGCATAGTCATGCTTTGCCAGTGCTTTTCCATACAATGCCCCTGCAAAGGTCTGCATATCTCTGCCATTACACAACTAATCTGCTCCACGCCATGCCAATCACCTCGCATTACTTCGCCACGGCGTATCAACTCTTTTCGGTGCCAGTGCAGTTCCATGCAGAGCTGTACCATCACCGCTCTTTGCCCTGCCAATCCCGTCGTTGCCATGCCGATACATCACAGTACTCAGATTTGCACATCCGTTGCTTTCATAACATTGCAAATCCATCGCGTTTCCTTACCAAGCC